TGCGATAGTATCTTCTGATCTCATTTGTAATGGAGAACCAGAATATTGATCTTCTCTATCATTTCTTTCTAATCGTTCCATAGCAGTTGTATACATTTGTTGCCATTGTTGAGCTTGTGCTGGTTCAATGCCACCTAAAAAGTTAGCAGCATGATATAAAGAACCATATAAATAAATTGCTGGATGATCTGTTAATATAAAATTTGATGTGTTTGTTACTGATAAAGCATCAAACTTTTTATAATAATTTATATAGCTAGTATAAGAAGAATCTGGTTTTGGTGAAAATCTAAATGTATCTCCTAAAACTGTAAATACTTCTGGAGTTCCACTTGTGGAAGTTCCTCTTAATTGATCCATGTGTGATGGTGCTACATATCTTAAAGGATATTTTGTACCACCTGATAAAATATAAAAGTTTCTAACTTGTAAAAATCCTGTAGGTAAACTTTCTGTTTCACTATCAATTGTAATAGTGCTTTGAGTAACCATTTTTCTAACTCTTAACTTTGAGTTAAAATCAGCTTCTGTTAAAGATATAAAATCATCAGCTATCTCATCAGTTAAATCTGATCTATTTAACCAATTTGCTACTGCTGTTTTTAGTGTTGAATATGATGTTAGTGCCATTAAAATCTTCCTTCGGCAGTTCTAAAATATCTATAATCAGAACTGTTTAGTTTTTCTCTTAAAATTTTTTGTTGTGTTTCTTTGGGTAAGGCAAACCAATTACCTTTGTTTTGATCTTTGTGATATTCTTTACACCAGATTTCTAAAACAATTGTAGGTATGGATGCTACTCTTTTTAAACCTTTGTCTGGTGAATACCCATCGTTTTGAGTATATAACTTTTTATTGTGGTCTAAAATAGGCTTATGATTTACAATTCTTTGATGAACCACACCTTTATCTTCATGGGGTATAAATTTATCAGTAACTAAACCTTCTGTTTCAATGTTTCTTGTTTTCATCTACCTTGACCTCTGTACTTACCGCCAGTTATTCGTCTTTTAGATTTATTCATCATAGTTTTGCTAGGTCGCCTA